TTTAAAAAATGCTATTAAAGTAGGGCAAAATATTGCAACTAAAGTTATTTTACAAGATAGTGGATTTCAACAAAGCACAACTAACTTTATTGATGACAATGTTCCAGAGATTGTAAAAGATACAATAGGTGCTTCTTATATAATTGCAAATGCAGCAATTACAGGAAATTTAAATTTAAAAAGAAAGTTAACAGATAACATTGAAGTTGAAGCAAATGTAGAAGATTATGGAAAAAATATGAGACTATTTATAGGATACAGCACGGAGTTTTAAATGGCATTACCAGTAACAGACCAACTAATAACACAAATGATGACAGAAAATGTCAGAACACAACCTACAGTTCCAATGGAAGGAAATGTATCAAGACCTATGATTGTAGGAGATTTGTTAAAAGCTATGAGAGATGTTAATTTTAGTCAGTTAATGGATGAGTATGGAAATATGGCAGGGCAATCTAAATCAGAAACAAAACCTTTAACTACAGGTTTAATGCAACAAGAAGGGCCTAAAGTTCCAGAGACTCCTTTAGAAGAGACACAACCAACGGCACAGCCAACACAACAAATAGAACAAGAAGAGATTGCAGTTCCAACACCTATGTCAGATGCTATGGCAATGAATACCATGGCCCCTACAGGGGTTATTGAACAGCCACAACAAACAGAAGAACCTATGGGTTTGATGTCAAATGCTACGCAGCAAATTGCGTAATTGCTCATCAAAATAGTGGGAATCTGCTTTACAATGATTTACAATAGCAGATATTAAGTGGGCATAATAGTCACTACCTAATTCTTCTTGAACAGATTTTACAGGTAATGACTCATGCCTTGTAATTAAATTACCATCATTATTTATTGACACCACAGTACTGAACAATATTGCTTCTTTACTGCTTGGTGTCATTTTTTTTGTCCGATTCTTTGACAAAAGTAGGATTTATTTTTGGGTCTAGTTTTGGAAGACTTGTTAAAACAGCAATACCTTGTGCTACTTCACCATAAGGTTTAGTAAACAGATACTTTAATACTGTATTTACTTGCTCTTGTGTAATTAAATAATTATTCATTCTTTCTCCTTAAATTTTATTTCTCCTGCTATGGCACTGTAAGATGCCATATCAACATAAGTATCACTACTTACTTTACCAAGTTTAGTTCGTGCTACTTTTAATAGTGCCATAAGTATTGCTACATCATGAGCAGATACTTTTATATCTAAATAAGCTGACCATAACTTTGCAATGTTTGTATGATTATGTAGCTTATCTCCATAATCTTTCTGCCTATCTCCCTCTACTAAACTTATGGATGTTGACAAAAATTCTTTTGTTTTCATATTGTAACTAAATCTTTTATAGGAACTAAATATCCTTTTGATGTTAAGTTATCCCCTCCTGGCATAACTCTATAATTCTTACTAACTAATTTTTTTAATCTTGACAAAGGTATGTGCACAGAAAATAAGTGTGTATCTTTTGCACTTACAATTTTAAATATCCAAGTATTAGATTTGCTTGTACGTATACCACTATCTTTACCTCTTGATTGAAACTCTACATAAACATTGCCTGTTTTATGTGCCATTCTATCTGTTTTTAATTCATACTTCTCAAGAGATTTCATTACCATCTTTTCATGTTTCTTTCCATAAGATAAATCTTTTTCAAATTTAGTTACAGAAAAATCACTTTTTCGTAGCTCTTTTATATTATCACTTTTATTTTCTTTTATCTGTGTCTTGCTCAATGTAACCTCTTCTTTCTTTCTTCTAAAAAATTTACTAAATCAGCAACTAAATCTTCTTTAGGATTAGATAATGAATCCATTCCTGCATCAAATATTAAATCTGGATTATCTAAAGCTAATTTAACCATTCCATGTGCTATTGTTAAAGCAATACTGTAATCATGTGAAACCATTGGCGTAGCAGGCTCTGTAATAGAACAGCTAAATCCTTTTTCTGAAGGATATACTGCTATAGTTATCCTAGCCTCTCTGTCTTCTCCATTCTCTATCATATCTTTCCTATCATTTTTAATAAATATTCGGCATCTATTATAGCTAATGGTTGCTGTTTATTCATTTTAATTATTCCAATTGGAGTCTCTCTCTTATCAGAATTTGATTTTGCTTGGTCTATTATATCATAAATACCTTTAAATGTCTCTTTGTTTTTACATTCAAAAGAGTAGGGTATAATTTTCTTTGCAGTATTAGACAGTTTTATATCAGCACCTGTCTCTCCCATCACAGCACATTTAATATCATTACTATCTAAAAACCCATCATTAGAAAATATTTCTAGTAATATATCACGAACCCAGTTCTGTAATCTTCTACCTTTTGCTTTTCTACTTCTAACTGTCGTCATATTCTTCTTTCCTATTGTCAACTTTAGTATACCAATAATATTTTGGACTAATTGCTTTTGATTGTTGTTGTGGTAAGTATTCTAAGTTTTCCCAACATGCTTTTTTATAAGCACAAAAAGTACACTCTCTACCTAACACTCTATTACCTGTAGGTTTTTTATTAAATGTTTCTTCTACATCTTCAAACAATCTTTTAAATGGTGCATCACTATTTAGTGTATGCAAATCTTTTTCTACTTGTTCTAATATTTTATTAGATTCTGCCTCATTATTAATTGGAGTTTCTAATACTGACCATTCTCCTGTAGATTTATTGATTACAATCCACCCACCAAAATCTTTTTCTGTAGCTTTTGCATACAGATATCCTTGTGCAAGATAGCCAAAACTATCATTTTTAGCAAGAGCTTCATATCCTGCTTCCTCTCCAAACTTATACTGAAACGAATAAGGAGATGCACTTTTTATATCCCATATCTTACCCATTATCTCTACATCATAAGTGCCGTTTATTGAGCTATTTTTAAACGCATGCGTTACTTTTTCTTGCATGCTGTCTACTTTGATGCCAGAAGATTTAAGGATAGCCACAGCTAACGCTTCTATTAAATCTCCTAGTATAAATCTCATCTTAGAATTATAAGCAGGGGCTTCTGCTTTTGCACCCATTTTTTCCATTTGTAATTGACAAAGGGGTCTACCAATAGAGCTCATACGAGGTCTAAATTCTTTATCTCTTTCTTCAGAAAATTGTTTTATAAATGCTTGTTTACAAGCTTCGCCAAACTCATTTACAATAGTGCTAGAAATAGGAACAGAGGCCTTATTGGCCTCCGTTAAAAATAATTGTACTCTGTTTAAAATACTGGACAAGCTATGAGGCCAACACCATTTCGGGGTCATCTTCCATTTCATTAATTACTTTGGCAGATGCCGCATCGCTTTCCTTATTCTTTACAGCATTTTGATATTTTTCGGATATTCTAACGTTCTCTTCCTCAATGAGAGCACGGAACATATCCATGTGTTCTAAGTCTTTTTGTGTAAAATCTACTTCTTTACTATCAACAGAGATTTGAGAAACATAATAGATATTACTACCTGCTTTTTTTCTTGTTGTTTTTAAATTCAACAAGTGATTTTGCATAAGACTTTCTCTACCTTTTAAACTCTTTAGAGCTTCTCCTATCGGAGTAAAGTTAGAGCCAGTTACCCTAAATAATACAGGCATAGAATCAACAGTAGCAGGCTCACCTTTTGAAGTTGTACCTTCAAATGAAACCAAACCATACACTAAACGATAACATTTAATATTACGCTGTGCATCTATCTGTGCTTCAGTGAGCTGCTCCTTGTCTTTACCTATTACTTTACCACAACGAACTCCTCCATTTGTATCTATTGGCTCATTTTTCCATGATTTAAATACAACAGAAGAACATGGGTAGCTATTTTTATCTGGGTCATATTCCATATATTGATAGCTATTTATAAAAGGTCTAAACTGTATTGGTTTATCTTTTATACTATATACTCTATCTTCTATTGAAGAATCGTATACTGTATAAACACCTGCCGATAATGCATTACCATCATCATCTTCGGCAGACCTGTTTATTGTAAGCCGTGATAATGTGCCCGAACTAATTATCGAGCCATCATCTTGGCCTGTCATTTGCATTATCTCTTCTTTACTTAAAGAGTTAAATGCTTTTAAGTCATTTACCATATTACCTCCATGGTTAAATTTAAACTATACTGTAGCATCTGTGACATATTTGTCAAGCATAAACTTTTGTCTCTAGCCAATTAGAGCCTACTTTGATTTCGACATCTAAAGGCACATTAAAGTCGATATCGTACATGTCTTTCATTGTTTGTATAACCTTTAAACACCCATTGCCGAGGCAGGAAGCGACAACACCCTCCTCTCCAGGATATACATCAGCCACTATGGAATCATGCACTGTATTAATAAGTAGGCTCTTTGTATTGTTTTCTTCTAGTAATTCTTGTATGTTAATACAAGCTAGAGGAACAATATCAGCCGTGGCAAATCCCTGCACAGGATAATTTTTTATCTGTGTAGAGAAACTCGAACCACCCCAAGGCATTCTTTCTGCTTTAGGGAATGCATACTGTCGACCACTTGGTAGCGTAACCACCTTACGTCTAACAGCTTCATCTTGTAATTTTTCATGCCATACTTTTATATCTGGATATTTTTTTAAGAAAGCAGAATAGTATTTCTTTTCATTTTCTGTGCCAGACATACCACCATACAAAGGTTTAAAAGTATGTGCTTTTGCATTTTGTCTTGAGCATCCTATAATATCTGCTGTATACTGATGCACATCTACACCGTTCTCAATATCTTTGATACCTTGTTTATCTTGTGCAAGAAACACAGCA